TTCATTATAACAATCGTAAAACCCCAGGCGCGAAGGATAATATGTTCGACAAGCGTCCTCATTTAGGTCTTCCATCCTGGTTTAAACGATGATATAATCTTTAGATGGAGGCAGCGGACACCACCACATACCACCGCTGTCTCCTTTTAAGGATTATATTATGTATTTTGGAGGATCACCATTTGCCAGTTCACCATTTGCCGATCCGGGATTTAACCCGAATGCATTGGCTATTGTCACAGGAATAAGGCTTAACGAATCAACAGGAACTGTTGGTATTGTTGGTGATGCTTTAGTATTACCTACAGGTAAAAGAATCAATGTAGCAATTGGTAATGTTCAGGTAGCTGACGTTGTCGGTGTATCAGGTATTGCAACTGCATTATCTACAGGTCTAGTTACAGTTACAGCAGGAGCTGCAGTTGATGTTACAGGTAATCAATCAAACTTTACAACAGGTACAGTTAATGTAGCAGATGTAGTTGGAGTTACAGGTAATAGAGTTAATTTAACTACTGGTGATGTTACAACTACAGCAGGTGCAAATATATCCCCTACAGGATCACAAGTTAATTTATCTACAGGTTCTGTTGCATTTAAATTTATATATTCAGTCACAGGATCAGGTGTTAATTTATCTACAGGTACAGTTGCTACAGTTGCAAAAGCAAATGTATTACCAACAGGATCACAAGTTAATACAGACACTGGTGATGTAACTGTTGTTGCAAAAGCAAATGTTGCAATTACTGGAAATAGGGTTGAAATTACAATTGGTAATGTAACTACCAAAGCAAATGCAACTGCGGTTGTTACAACTAATAGACAAAATTTATCAACTGGAACTGTAACTATTACAGCAGCAGCTTCAACATTAGTTACTGGAGAAGCTTTTGAAATAGGTACATCTTCAGTTTTAATTAAAAAATGGGATGGTATTGTACCAGGTGCTACACAAACTTGGGTACCAATCCAAACAAGTAGAGGTTCATAATGTATTTTGGAGGAAGTGCTTTTGCTAGTTCTGCTTTTGCTGATCCAGGTGGAGTTAGTGTATATGTAACCGTTAATGGTCAAAGAATGAACTTTGCCATAGGCAATGTTCAAATCATTGGAAAAGCCGTTGTTTTACCTACAGGACAAAGAGTTGATTTAGCAACTGGTGATGTAGTTGTTAAAATAGGTCAAACAGTTCTTGTTACAGGAGAAGAATTAGCACTTGCAACAAGTACTGTAGATGTGATATCATGGATACCAATCGATCCAGGTGCAACTGGTGTTTGGGTCCCTATTGATCCAGATAACCCATAGGAGAAGTAAATGGCTAGTAGTTATTCGAATGACATAAAATTAGAATTAATCACGACAGGTGAAAAGTCGGGTACTTGGGGTACTATTACAAACACAAATTTACAGATATTAGAACAAGCAGCATCTGGTTATTATACCGCTGATATTGGAGCTAGTGATTTAGCTTTAAGTTTATCTAATGGTGCTACAGATTCTGGTAAAAATTTATATTATAAATTTACAGGTACATTATCTGCTAACAGAACAGTCACTATGCCTGATTCTGCAGAAAGGGTTTTTATTGTAGAAGATGCAACTAATAGAAACACTTCAATATTTTCTTTAACCGTTAAGACGGTATCAGGGACCGGGGTAGTAATACCAATTGGTTCTAAAATAGTTTTATATTCTGATGGAACTAACATAAGTAGAGGTCCAATAACAAAAGGATATATTACACCAGGAGCTACGTATACTACAGTTAATGGAGACCAAGTATTAGTTGATACATCAGGAGGTGGAATTGGTGCACCTGTTACAATTAACTTACCTGCAAGTCCATCTGTTGGTGATGAAATTACATTTATTGATAGTGGAAATAACCTTGCATCTAACAATTTAACTATTGGAAGAAATGGATCTAATGTTTTAGGTTCTGCTTCTGATTTAACAGTGTCTACTAATTCAGTCGCTTTTACATTGGTGTATGTTAATGCAACAAGAGGCTGGATATATAAAGACAATATATAGGAGCTAGATAGTGGCTCTTTTAGATTTTAAATTCTTTCCAGGAATTGACAAACAAAACACTGAAGTTGGCGCCGAACAACGTTGGGTTGATTGCGACAATGTAAGATTTAGATATGGTCTACCAGAAAAAGTTGGTGGTTGGGCATCACTAGTTACCGATACTATTGTTGGTGTTGCAAGACGTGAGTTTGCATTCGTAGATTTAGCTGGAAATAGATATATAGCAATTGGTACAGATAAATTTTTACTTATTTATTTTGAAGGTCAACTCTATGACATCACACCTTTAAAAGCGACTTTAAGTTCTGCAACGATTGCAACAACAGATGCTTCAGCAGTTTGTAATATTACAACTGGATCAAATCATAATTTATCATCAGGAGATATTGTACTATTAGATAATGTAACTTTACCGGGTGGAACTGGTTATACTGATGCAGACTTTGAAGATAAATTATTTCAAGTAACTGGTATTGTATCCGTAACAGAGTTTACAATTACACAAAGCACAAATGCAACTGCAACAGTTTCTACAGGTGGTAGTATTGATATTAAACCTTATGAACCAGTTGGTCCTGCAGAACAATCTTACGGTTATGGTTGGGGTATTGATACTTGGGGATCAGGTGCCTGGGGTGAAGCAGCTGCTGCATCAGATGTATCACTTGAACCAGGTTTATGGTCATTAAGTAATTTTGGTCAAGTATTAGTTGCAACTATTGCTAATGGTAAAACATTTACATGGAATGCAGGAGATGCTGCAAGATTAACAACAAGAGCATCGACAACTACATCAGGATTTCAAACTACAAATAACCCAACAGCAACAAGGGTTACATTAGTATCACCTACAACTAGACACTTAATACATCTTGGAACAGAAACAACTATTGGAACATCATCTACACAAGATGATATGTTTATAAGATTTTCAGAACAAGAAGACATAAACGATTATACTGTAACTGCAATCAACTCTGCTGGTACACAAAGATTACAAGATGGCACAAAAATTATAGGTGCATTAAAAGCAAAAGAAACTATTTTGATTTGGACGGATAATGCATTGTATACTATGAAATTTATTGGTGCTCCATTTACATTCGGTTTTGAACAAGTTGGGACTAACTGTGGATTGATTGGTAAAAATGCAGCTGTTGAAATAGATGGTATTGCATATTGGATGTCTAACAATGGTTTCTTTGCATTTGACGGTACAGTTAAATCTTTACCATGCACAGTAGAAGATTATGTTTATGATCAAGCAGATACTACCAAAGGTCAACAAATTTATGCAGGATTAAATAATCAATTTACTGAAGTAACTTGGTATTATCCATCACAAGGATCAGATTATAATGATCAATACGTTGTGTTTAATTATGGAGAACCTTTACAAGGAGGTGTTTGGTATATAGGAACTGAAGCCAGAACAACATGGATTGACTCAACCGTTTATCCTAATCCTGTTGCAACTAAATTTAATTCTACGGAAACTGGAACATTTCCTATAATTGTAGGTGAATCTGGTTTAGGTCAAACAGTTTTATTTGAACATGAAGTTGGAACAGATCAAGTTAATCCAAATGGTAGTACAACAACTATAACGTCGTATGTTCAATCTTATGATTATGATTTACAACAAGCACAACGAGGTCAATCATATGCTATAGCGGGAGATGTATTTTTGGCTGTTAGAAGATTTTTACCAGATTTTAAAAACTTACAGGGTAATGCAAAAGTAACACTAGCTATTAAAAGATACCCACAAGATACACAAACAACTTCAACATTAAGTCCTTTTACAATTACTTCTTCAACAGAGAAAAAAGATACAAGAGCTAGAGGACGATTTGTAAATATTAAAATAGAAAATGATTCTGCTTCTGAATCTTGGAGATTTGGAACAATGAGATTAGATATACAACCAGACGGTAGAAGATAATGGCTAAGATTAATGTAAGAATACCAGAACCAAAACAACAATATGATGTGTCTAACCAAAAACAAATTAATAGAGCAATTACTATTATGAAAGAACAATTAAATTCTACATTCTTAGATGAATTAAAACAAGAGACTGAAAGGTATGCTTGGTTTACGGAGCAAACTAATTAATGGCAAACATATATAAAAACGCATTTTTTGATTTGTCGACCACAGATAAAACAGATATTTATACTGTTCCATCTGATTCAAGAGCAATCATTAAAACTATTCAAGCAAATAACCATGCTGGATCCAACCCAGAATTAGAAGTATTTGTCTATGATAATTCTGCAACAACAGAATATGAAGTATCTCATAAAGTAATTGCAGCTAAAACTTTTGAAAATATGGTATCTGGGTCTTTAATTTTAGAAGAAAATGATGTATTAAGATTACAGGCTTCTACTGGAGGAGCGATAGAAGGTTTTGTAAGTATATTAGAAATTAACAGGAGTTAAATATGGCTTTTAAAGAAGAAGGATCAGTAAACTACACAATCATAAATGGTAAAAAAGTACCGGTTGTTAAATGTGAAACTGAAGTAGTATTAAGAAATACTAGAACTAATCAAGAATATAATTCAGATCAAGAAGCAGAAGATGATATTGCAAATACATCAACACCTACTGTTAGAGAAGAAATTACAAGATCATTAAAAATTAAAGTAGCAGCAATGCCTCCATTAGGAGCAGCATCAGACTCAGAGGATAAATAATGGCATTAAGTCCATATGATCAATCGGTATATGACGCGGGGTATAAATATATACCTCAGAGTCAGTACTTATTAAATCCATATGCAATACCACAAGGTACAGAAAATGAAGTGCCTTCAGGTATACCAGCTGTATACCAATCTACACCTATGGGAGCAAACACTATGGGTGGTGCACTACAAGCTGGCGACATAAACTATGGTGATTTTGCAAAAGCTGGTTTTGATGCTTATGCAAATAGACAACCTTCTCCATTGGTTGATGATTTATATCAAAGTAAACTTAATCAAAGTTTTTTAGGTTTTCCAAGTTATCAACAACAAGAATTAACGGGACCAGACATGGGTGAATACATTGGAACCGGTACAGATGTTCCTTTAGAACTAACTAGAGCAGGTCAAATACAAAAAAGTCTACAGGGTTTTGGACAAGGTATACAAAGTTTAGGTAAAACTATAGGAGGCCTTAGTCCTGTAAGTGCCATTCTTAGTAGAATGGATAAGTTTGATACATTACCTGCATTAGATCAACAGTTTATAGAACAAAGCATGGGATACAGGGGTCCAACAGTATTTGGAGAAAATACTGCAGGAGGATATGTAGATCCTTTTGGTGTTAATGTTAGATCTGCATTTGGTAACTATGCAGAAAAAGTTAGAGATGAGTACAGTGGTTTGACAGATAGTTTAACAGGTAGATTATCTGAAAAATACGGTGCAACATTTAATCCTGAAACAGGGATGTTTGAAAGTGAAGATGAAGAAGCTGCAAAAAAAGCAAATCAAATGACTAATTTAATGAGGAAAAAATATACATTTAGAAGACAACAAATTAAACAACAAGAATTTGATAAAAAAATAGCAGAACAAAAAGCTGAAGCAGAGAGACAAGCTCAAATGGAAAGAGAAGCAGCTACTGCAGCTAGGGCAAGAGCAGCAAACCCAGATGTATATGCAAGAGCTGATAGACAAGGTTTTACAAATGCTGGAGGAGGTTTTAGTACTTCAGCCGCAGATAGAGCAGGAACATCAGTGGGAAGTGGCCAATTTTCACCTTCTTCAAGCAGAGGAAGATCTGGTTATCTGTATGGTGGACTAGCTGATCTCGTAGATATATATGATTGATTATAATAAAAAAAGACGATAAAAGGGTAAGATTATGGCAATTTCTAGAAATATGATGCAACAAGAATTATTAAATAACGGTGGAATCATGGGTCTTGAAGAACCAAGACAAGGTTATTTTTTAGGTAAAATTGTAAAGAAAGCCAAGAAGGCTGTAAGTAAAGTTGTTAAATCTCCTCTGGGTAAAGCTGCATTATTAGGTGCGGCTGGTTTTGGTATACCTGGAACAACTTTTGGTGGTTTATTTGGTAGAGCATCTTTTATGACTCCAGGTGGATTAGGTGTAAAAGGTTTATTTGGAACACAGGGTATAGCACCATTTGCAAGTAAATATTTTGGAACAGGAACTAAACTTCAATCTATAGGTGATATATTTAGAGTAGGTGGTAAAGCAAAAGCAGACGTAAGTGCATTAAGATTATTAGGGGGTGCCTTAGGAGCAGGAGCAATTGCTGCACCATTTTTAATGGGTGGTGGTGATGAAGAAGAAATTGATGAAGGTACACCATTTAATATGGCACAACCAATGGTAGAAGATATTAGAAGCCAGGCTAGAGCATATTACAATGATCCTACACAATCTGCATTATATTTTATGCCTCAAAAATCTGCTGTTAGAAGTTCTTTCTATGCTGCTGATGGTGGACTAGCTAGTTTAAGACCAGGATATGCAGGTGGACAATTAGTAGGACCAAGTGGTGACGGTTCAAGACCTGGTTATGCAGGGCCTCTTGATTTTTTTAAAAATTTAAAATCTGGATTTGATCAAATAGTTAGTGGAGAAACTCAAAGCATGCTAGGAGATAATCAAGAAGAAAAAAATAAATTTATGATACAGGATATGTTTCCAGATATAGATAAAGAAACACTTTCTATGATTGTAGACATGAAAAATAGAGGAGCAGGGGTAGACGAAATTTCTA